CGTTAGTCAGTAGCCGCCGAGGCGCCTATCGATCAACCAATGCGGAATAGTCTCGCAAGAGACGTCCTCCGTGATGGTCCTCATATGCCGAAACAAGAGAATTAAGAATTGAGAAGAAAACTTCTCTATCTGTCATCTCTGTCGGTACATCGAGTATGATCGTTAGTGGATCTACCTTCAACTTAATGACGGTAGTTCCAGGGTTCACCCTAGACACAATTCGTGTCATGGGTCGATCCTCGCCTTCGGCGCGCATTGTCTTACTAAGTGACATATATGTCCTCCAGTTAGAACAATCGCTACTACTGACGCCACGTTCTGTAGCGGGGTATAGGCTGCATTCTATTGCAACACCTATATCACACAGCGGTTGATTAGGCCGCTGCCCAGCCCCTACGTAAACAAATGCGATGGGGCAGCGCATAGACGCCAGTGTCGGCACGTGTGCTTCCAGTGTTTAAAACACGGAGGCACTCTCGCCAACCATCAACCTGAAAGACTTCTCTAACAGGCTTGATGATCCAGTTGCGATATTCAAGGCGGTGAAGTGTCGGGCTCAACCGAGCTCGCACTTTCCGTTTCTTGTTGGCAACTGACTCGTGCACGTGGGAACGATACCAGCCGATTAAGGGAGAAGTATCAGTTTTAACTCGACCGGCGAGGTCGAAGTACTGAAACTTCTCTCTGACATAAGGAAGAACACCGTAACGATGCTCAACCAAATGCTCAATCGCGGTTGCCGTTCCCCAGTAACCAGCATCCCAAAGTTGATTTGACAAATCAACCCAGGATACTAGTTCACTTGCGTCTCTAATACCACGATGACACCATGTAGTCCGTAAACGGATAGGTGTGACTTCGACGCCTTGGAAGGCGTCGCACCCGCAGGATTCTCGGAAGAATCCTGCTACGCAGCACTTACCTTCGTTGAACCGAAGTCCAAACAACGGGAAGTACTGTAGTAAGAGAGCATAGTCTTCGCTCCTTACGATGATGTCATCGCCATATACATAGACGTCGGAGAAGAATCGATTCCAATTGCTTGGAAGTTGATACTTCATCCGGTTACGGCCATGTATACGTAGCACTGCGACAGCTAATGCGTAGAAACACAATGCTTCTATGGGAAAGCAAACAGCTGAACCCATAGGCGCAAATGTGGCCAAACGCACTACTCTGCCATCAGGTAACCGTGTGTACTCACTTCTGCAGGCCCGAAGGGCTTCCAGGAGAGAGGTGCCCGAAAATAGTGTTTCCACTAATTTCAGGGTCACACGATCACTTGCGTCTTTCATATCTAAGGTCACGTACTCGTTAGTACGCGAACTCGTCAAGGCGAGCATACGATTAATGGTTTGATCCGTAAAATTTACGAATCCTCCTGTTAACGGATGCCTTTCAATCCAAGCATATAATTGCTTCTGGATTCCTTGTTGAATCCACTGGAGCTCCAGTGGTTCCTTAGATATGAGTCGAGGACCCCTAGAATCCTTGGGAACTAGTACGACTTCCGCCGTACCGTATTCCAATTCTTCCAGGGACTGAATCCAGTCGAGCTGATCGCTAACTTGGTTAAGACCAAGTACGAAGTAATCCGTAAACGGATACACTCGTTCTGTGTGAGCATAGATGCGTGAGAAATTAGATTTCTCACCAACTCGCTCACCAGTAGCAACAGCCCCCGGGCCATGTCTGGGAATAATATCCCGAACATTAAACCCGTCGAGAAGACGGCTAATAAAAGCGCGCGCTTCTCTGATGACCGGTTCAACCTCAGATCCAAACTCGAGTTCTTCGAGCTCGGATTGGGTCGAGACGAACGACTCGATAACCGAATTTTCGGTTTCGTTGTCATATGGTAGTTTAAGCTTGTACGTAAAGTACAAGAACTGTCGCAGATGCCGCAACGCGGTTACGTCCGGGTCACCCCGAACGTATCCGTCACTCGTGAAGACACGCTCTATCAACCACCCGAGAAATCGGGGAATTGAAGTACCAGGCTTTAAACTAAAGCCTGACACTAGTAGAGGAGTGTCACTTGATAAGGCTTTATCAATGGCCTTACCAAGCTTAGGGAGAGTTTTCGTTAAAAACGAAACACCCTCCATCTTCGTACGGTGTAGAAGTTTTTCTACATCCAAACGAGACTCACGAGTTTCAGAATAGCATTGCGCTATGTCATGGTACAGTTGCACGGTCAGAGAGGTATATACCTCTAAGCTATTCTGGGTTACCATAAGGAGACCCTCTTAGCCAGACTATGCTTCCATACCACAACCAATCACTATGAATAAAACAGGCCTAAGGCTCGCCCGCAAGAATGCGGTTGAGATTGAGCGCTGACAGTTGATCTTCGGCTGTATCTACACAGATAAGCCCAAGAAACTGTTGGACCAATGCCTGCTTTTCAAATACGCCACTCTGAGAGTAGAGAGTCCCTTCCGGGATCCCCACAACCAGATAGGCGTATGCATTCATAGCCTCACCCGTCCCGGCACCATCTAAAGAGGTGCCGAAGACTTGGCAGTCTAGACGGATGAGTGTCCGATTCGTTTTCCGACCACGGTTCTCTTTAGACACAGAGTGTCCAATAGTAACCGTGCCCGGAGTCGCAGAGGGAACGTAAACGTTCCCTTTACGAACGGATCGGCCTGGAGAAACGTCCACAACCGCAACGTTCGCTGTAAACAGCGAGCTAATTGGGGTTTGTGCCGTTAAATCCAGATACTTAATAGGTAGTGGATCTGACAACATTGTCTGGTCTCTTTCCGTTAAGTTATGGTTGGTTGGTATTACTACCAGGTTCCGCCGCAGTACTCCGTGCCTAGATGCGTGGCTATAAGCCACCTAGTCTTGGATGGCGAGTTACGGTTAGTCTTTGCCCAATTAGAGAGGCCGCAATGGCGATTCTCTCTAAGAAGGTTGCAGACTTGACCTTTCTCACACTACGGCCCATCTTGAACATACTCACGTCAGGGAGAAATCTCTGACGTACGTATGTGGTATACTGCTCCTGTCCGATATGAGCTGTTACGAAGGAATTACCTTCCACAGCTTCCCCGACTCCTATAGAGGAATTGGGTTCGGACCAGGTAGCAGTATATTTGACGTTACATACGATCTTGATTGATTCAAGGTAATCGCATATAACGGCAAGGGCCGGGAACAAACGGGGTCTGTTCTTATGCAGCCACGATGAGATACTGAAAAACCAATCAACAACAAAGCTGAATGGTATCAGATCCCAAAGTCCTGCCGGATCGAGGAGACCAAAAGAATCCACGATCTGCTTCAAACGCGACACCCACCCGACGAGCTCAGGACACGCAAACCCATAAAGGGTTAAACCGTGCCATTTAACTTGGTAACTTTGATCAACTTGAACGTTGACAAAGTAAGATCCATTCCCCATCATAAGAGGTACCACCTCAAATTTTGGAGCAAAGATCTCCCAGTCGGTCATCGAAGCACGATTGTGGCTTCGATAGCGACGAGTACTAAGTTTGCCTAGCTCACGGTACTTCTTGTCCCAGTTATTAATCTGGGATATGAACTTCCGGATGTCATCGATAAAGGGCAAAACCCCAAATCGAAACCCGAGATGACGGTTGTGGAACTGTTTCGCCGTTTCCTGTGGAGACATACCCATGCGCCTCACGGCCATGGCTATTTCTCCCAGGGGTAACGGACGATTATAGTTCCCTCCCTTTAGGGGATCCGTCCATCTCCAAAACCTCTTAATGAGGCGTTTGTAGGATAAGACATCGGCTAGTAAGAACCATATCGAGAAATCCGTATCAAACGGATCCCTGTCGATAGTGACCTTATGCGGTAACCGAGGACTTGCGAATAAACCCTTGACGGAACTCAGTGATTTTTCAACTGGGAATTCGTCATTAAGTATATCCGTAAACGGGGCTATCTTAAAGAATTGTGTATTGGCTTTCGCCGCTTCCACAATTTCTCTACAGGCATATCTCTGAGAAACATCTCCAATTGAGAGATGATTCTTCGGGGTGACGTGGATTGTGAAATCCGGCGTACCCGAGATAAATCTCCGCCGATAGTGTCCACGTAAGTGAACATGCTCGACAGGGTTATATTGCCACACACCCTTGGATAAGGTATCTCGCATTTTATGTTGCGAGGTTTCCCAACCAGCGGTGCTTAGTCCCGCGATACTATGAGCGTGCCACTGAGGAGGGTCTCCCTGGTTAGGGGAGTGCCACTTCAGTGCTGCGTATTGCCATTGATATGGCGCCACGTAGGCACCCTCATTAGTATTCTTCTCTCGGTAACGGTAGCGCAATTTTCTTTTCATATTCTGAACTCAGAC